ACCTACGCCGTGGGCGTGATGCGCCAGTTCAACGCACCCGCATCCATCGAATGCACCATGCACATCTTCCAGCCCAAGGCAGGCCACAGCAAGTGGACCGTCTCCGGTGCCGATCTGGTCAAGCACGGTCTTGAACTCAAGGCCGCTGCCGATCTGGCCCTATCCCCAGACGCGCCCACCAACCCAAGCACCGAAGCCTGCCGCTACTGCCGCGCCAAGACGATCTGCCCGTCCATGCGCTCCAAGGTGCAGGACAACGCCAGAAAAGACTTCGCGCCCGACACACAAATCACCCCAGAGATGCTGGACTTGGCCGAGCTGGCCAGCACATGGTCCGAGGCCGTCAAGGCCGCAGCCAAGACCCAGATCAAGACCACGCCCATTGCTGGCTGGGCGCTCAAGCCCGGACGAAAGATGCGGTTCTGGAAGGCTGAAAAATTGGCCATTGAGGCGCTCAAGGACCACCCAAAGGCCTTCGACCTGAAGAGTCCAAGTGCCATTGAGAAGCTGGGCATCACCGTCAGCGAGGAACTGATCGGCACCAAAAACGCCGAGGAGTCCTTGGCCCGTCAAAAGCCCAAGGCCTAAAATGCAGAACCAAAAAAAGAACCCGGCCAGCGCGAACTGGACGGGTTCATCAAGCAACTCAACCGGAGAACCACTCATGAATGAAACAAGTGGCGGGTCTATTTTACCAGCCAGCGGCATCACCGAGCAGTCGTTCGCCGCCGCCGCCAAGATCGCCACGGCGGTGCAGCAGGCCCGGTTCTGTGGCTTCAACGTCTCGACACAGGGCGGCAAGGTCACCAAGCGCCCCATGAGCCTTGCTGGCCCCGGTGTCGGTGTGGACACCCCAGCCGAGTACCTGTGCGACGCCGACGACGTGCTGGCCAAGGAGCCGCCGCCGTCCAGCTCAACCTACTGGGGGGTGGTCTTACAAAAGCACCCCTACATCACCCAGATCGACGGCCAAGACCACGCCTTCGTGATCCTCGACCTCGACACCAAGGCCTCCACGGCACCCAGAGACATCCGCATCGCCAAGCTGCTTGAGCTGGCAAAAGACATGGACCTGCTGACAGAACGCAGCCACTCCCAGAAGGGTGGGCACATCATGTTCATGTCCCCAGCCGACGAGGCGGCGCCCAAGCGCATCAAGCTGGGCAACAGCCAAGAGATCGAGATATTCGGCTTGGCCAACTCTGCAGGCAAGTCAGTGATGCTCACCGGCGACAAGCTCAAGGGCGGGGTCAGGCCCATCCCCAGCCTGATCGAGCTGCTGCACCAAGCAGGCATCACCGACGACGTGATCTTCCCGCCTGAGCCAATCCCAACCCCACAACCCGTTACAACACACGCCGTCGAGTACACGCCACGGCCCATGGACGACATGGACAAGGCGCAGCAGGCCCTGTCCCACATCGCAATAGCCAAGGGTGACTACCAGACGTGGATCGACATGGGGATGGCGTTACAACACGGCTTCGGTGCTGCAGGCTACCAGCTCTGGGTGCAGTGGTCCTCAACCCAGCCAGAGTTCAAGGGGGAGGAGGACTGTAAAAACCACTGGAAGAGCTTCAAGCCCAACGGTGCGACCTCCCTCGGCACCCTGTTCCATCTGGCCAAGCAGAACGGCTACCGTCCAGCCACCCAGAAGACGGAGCGCAAGTCGGCCATTGAGGACTTCAACAGCTTCATCCAAAAATCTGCACCGGCCATCAACCTGTCAGACCCGCTAGAAATAAATGAGCCATTTATTTCCCAGTCCGACCAGCCAGCCCACATCTGGCAGGAGGTCGATCTGGACCTCAACACCCTGCACCCCATTGACTACCTGATCGACAACTTCTTGGCCCACAGCCTGATGGTCGTCGCGGGTCAGCCCGGTGTGGGCAAGACCACCGCCATGCTCTCCTTGGCCATGGTGATCTCCGGCTTCACATTAAAGGACTGCAGCCTCTCCACCGAGGCACCACGCCGGGTGATCTACGTCACGGAAGACGTGAGCCAAGTACAGCTATCCCTCTTCAGCTACGCACGGCACCACCACCTTGACCCACAGAAAATCCGCGAGATGATCCACGTCGTCGAGGCACGGCGCAGTGAAATGCCCGACATCCTTTTATTAACCCAGAACATCCTAAAGCACACAACAACACACGAAAACCACACACTCAGACCCTACCTGATCCTCGACACGGCATCCGCGACCTTTGACATTGAGGACGAGAACAACAACAGCGAGGTGGCCATCTACATGGAGGGCATCAAGCAGACCCTCTACACCAAGCTGAACACGCCGATTGCCATCGTCACCCACACAGCCAAGTCACTCTCAACATCCGACGACACGGCCACGGCACGCGGCGCATCAGCATGGACCGGCAACGCAACCTTGACCGCGACCCTCTTCATCGACCAAGAGGAGCGGTTCATGACGCTGGTCAAAAAGCGCTACCAGCCACTCATCACAGAACTCAGGTTCAGCACCCACATCAACAATGAGGTGACCATTTCCAAGTACGGAAAAATTCAGGATGTGGTCTGCATCACCGTGACGCCCACCGAGTCCTCAAAACAAGACAGACAGGTAAACGCAGAAGAAAGTAAACAGGACAAACAGAACCAAAGGGCCATGGATAAGGCCGATGAGGCCTGCTCGTACGTCCAATCCATCCTGAATTCCCACCCTGAAGGGGTGATTATTAGGCGCGGATCGACCGCATCAAGGACCATCCCGAGTGACTACAAGACCTGCCACCAACTACACTGGGATGACGTCTTTAATCACGTGCCGGGGTCTTCCAGAGGGGATGTAAAGAGGGCAGTTGGGGCTGCCGTTTTCTCCAGATTCGCACCAGATGCACCAGCCAGTGGCTGGGTCAAGTTGGGCTGATTTGTGGACCACCAAGTGCTTGACAGGACGTTGAGGGGACGAGGGGACGTTGAGGGGACGTTGAGGGGACGGTCCCTTCGACATTATCGTGTAGAGCTGGTCCAACATGGGGGCCTTAGCCCCCATTTGGACAGCGCGAATGTGGCCCTTGGTCCTACAAAATGGGAAAAGTTATCCACAGGCAAAGTTGAAGGGACGAGGGGACCAAACCCCTTTGGGGCGTCCCTTCAACTTTTGGGGTGTTTTGCTTAAAAAATAGGCAACATGAAAAAGTGAGGAAAAGTGATGATGCAAGAAGTGACCGAAAACTGGGTGGATGATGACCGCGTGAGCTGCAAAACGTGTGTTGAGGGGACGGAGGAAAAAATGGCCCACCGGATGCCCGCGCATGAGTTTGAAAAGATCAGGCGGGTCAACCATAAGGCCAACCGGTGGATGTTCGACGTGGTCACCATCGACAATGGATGGGCCACTGCCAAGTACACGATGCGGGTGTGCCAAGCAAACGACCACCCGTGTTTCCCGGATGACCTGAAGCACCGCTGCCACCATTACCGGGATGTCAGCAACACGTCGGCAGTGAGTAAGATCGGCGACAGGGAAGGTGGTGCAGCATGGTGGGAGTAAAAAGAGGCCGAAAGTATATAGAGCACCAAGATCAGGTGAAGGTCGTCCAGCGGGTGCGTGCCTTTCATCCGGGGGTGGTCATTGCGGCGATACCCAATGGAGGCGATAGAACGGCCTCAGAGCGCGTTAGACTCGCAAGTGAGGGGGTACTAGCGGGTATGCCGGATTTGTGCGTCCTGCGGCCTTCCAAGGGGTTCCACGGGCTATTCGTGGAGATGAAGACAGATGTGGGGGTCGTCGGTGCGGCCCAAAGGGACATAGCCGGTCGGCTCAACGCCGAAGGTTATTTGTGTTTGGTTGCACGCGGTGCCGACGAGGCCTACCGCTTAATTGAGGAGTATTTGGGATGACAACCATCGCAGAGATAGCCGACAAGCAGGCCATGGAAACCCACACCAAGCAAGAAATGAGCAAGACCAACAAGGCCATACACGCCTTCGGTGGTGAGGATCGCATCCTCGACCGGGTCGCTTCGGGACAGACGGTCGTGTCACTGTGCGCAGAGATCGGAGTGAGCGCGGGTAGGTTCTACGACTGGGTCAACAAGAGCGAGGAGCGGACGGCTGCCCTCGCACGCGCACGCGAGGTGAGTGCTCACTCACTTATCGAGCAGACCGCTGATATCGTGGATGCCGCGACGCCCGACGACGTGGCCGTGGCCAAGCTGCGTGCTGAGAACCGCTGGCGCATGGCCAAGGCCTTCAACAAGGCGCAGTACGGGGATCAGGCAGGCATGACCGTCAACCTGAACCTTGGGGACATGGCGCTGGACAGCCTGCGCAAGCGCCCAGCAAGCGTGGTGATCGACGTCTGACAGGGGTGTTACAACACACGCAACGACCCTTGTGTGTGCTGTACGCTACGGCGGTGGCCATCCTGCCCTTCCGGCGCGTCCGGCGCGTGGACCCCCCCCGGTGGCGCCGCGGCGGGGGCGGCTGCTGCTGCGGCACTCCACACACACCAAATCCCTAAAAAAAATTTTTCACAAAAAACCCACAACAACACACAACCGGGTTGACACGCACACCGGAACACACCGACAATCCCCTTGTCGAAAAAATTTTTTTTTAAACGGAGAAACCGATGTCAAGAGTTGTTGCGTATTACCGGGTGAGCACAGAGGAGCAGGGTCGCTCGGGTTTGGGGCTGGACAGCCAGCGGTCTGTGGTGCGGCAGATGGCTGCGGCCCGTGGGTGGGGGTTGGTTAAGGAGTTCACCGAGGTGGAGTCTGGGACCAACTGCGACCGTCAAGCCCTGAAGATGGCCATGCAGCTTTGCAAGAACGTGGGCGGCACGCTGGTGGTGGCCAAGCTGGACCGGCTGGCGCGGGATGCCAAGTTCCTTCTTGGCTTGGCCGACAGTGGCGTGCCGATATTGTTTGGTGACCTGCCGGAGATGGACCTGACCACCAGTGCCGGACGGATGCAGCTCACCATGATGGCCGGGATGGCCGAGTTTGAATCGCGCCGCATCAGCGAGCGCACGAAGGCGGCACTGGTGCAGGCCAAGGAGCGTGGGGTGAAGCTCGGTGGGTCGCGTGGTGCCGCTGGCACGTCGGTTGGCGTGGAGAAGGCGGCAGCGGCGAATAAGGCGAAGGCCGATGGCCGTGCGTTGGAGTTGGCCGACGTGGTGCGCGAGGCGGTGGCGGCTGGCGGTGGGCTGCGCGAGGCGGCGAAGCGTCTGAACGAGATGGGGG